ATACTGACGACCGCCACTCGTTGTATTTCTTGCGCTTACAACTTCAATTCTTAAATCTCTATATGTTTGCGGTATGCTTGTCAATGAAATCGTATTACCGCTTGCTGTTCCGCTTGTGATTAAAGTCATTGAACCAGCCGAAACATCGCCCCACTTCAAACCTGTTGCGGTTGTTGAGTCGGCGATTAAATATTGACCATTTGTGCCAACTGCTAAACGCGCTGGAGTATCTGCCGCAGTAGCAGTTATTAAATCACCTTTAGCATCTACTATCGCGTTCTGAATTGCGTTGGAATCATCTTGAGCAACCCAAGTGAAATCCATATCTGTATTGGATGCCTTACTCAACACCTGCCCAGTTGTTCCACCTTTTAGATCCATCAATGATGTATCAACTGCCTGACCAAACACCTCAAAATCTGCTGGTAAATCTTTTACCAAATCAGTATTTGTGGGCATCTGCCAGCCAAAATTCGAAGTCGGGTTAGCCATTTATCATTTCTCCTTTAGGTGACAATTGTAGCGTTTTCCCAGGTCAGGGTTGGGTTAATAGTGCTCCAGGTTTCGGTAATTGGAACATTCTCCCAGCGGAATGCCTGGAGTGAATATGAGAGTGGGGAAACAATCATTTCAAGAGTTAAACTTGATACCCCAGCCCTCCAAGTCCAGCCCTCAACAAATCCCTGGAATGATCCATTATTCATATTGAGCGGCAGGTTTTCGATATTGACTGCCAAACCCATATTGACACCAAGCAGCGCATCGCGATCTGTATTGTCCATTTCGGGATTGGTTAGCGGGTAGGCAATGCGCTTAAACTCATATTGGGGAAACGCTCGAAGTTCAAGATAAAAGGCTGCTTGATTTTGGGCATCGGCTTGGTTTTTGATGGTTGTTGTTATGGTTGAAGATAGTTCGCCGTAAAGTCCAATTGACTCAAGATCGGAATCAGTCACCGAAGCATTGCCGGATTGACCATATACGATATTGATTTTATTTCGCACATCCCCTGCCCGCTTGGTTATTTCCAACCCGGCTCCATAGGCTTGATTAGCATCAAGATCGACATAACCGCTCAGGGCAAACTGCTGGGCGCGGTGAGTGCTGTCAGCATAGGCAATGCGCCCCTGGGAATCCTCATACAGAAAACCAAGCCCTGAAGTCGCAACTCCAGCCGCATATTGATAGACCGAGCCATTGAGATTATTTTGGGCTTCCAACTCATAATCACCTGGACGATCAATCTCACCCAAGCCTGTGTTTTCTGCATTCTCCCAAGTAGTCGCTGGCTCATAATTTGCCCAGGTCAATGAGGCTGGCACTTCATTCCAGGCATTGAGCAAAACATTTTGAAGCAGGGTATAAATCTGATCGCCATCCTGATCGCTTGAAAGATTGCCGCTGAAATTGGCTCGCACTAAACGCGACAGGGCACCAACAGCAGTCAATCTGACTTCCTGAACAATTTGTGAAGATCCTGGGCTGGTCACAATCACATTCACATCTGAAATAAAACCGCCAAATAAACTGACAAAAGTGCCGGAAGTGTTTTTGACTTCGATTGTGATGGTGTCGTTGAGATCGAAGGTGACAGCAGATGAAGGTGTGGTCAGTAGATTAACATTGCAATAAGAGGCAGCGGGTTGCTCATAGATTGATTGTCTGCCAGCGGAGATGAACAGATTGGCAAGTGTCGTACTTGTGACAGTGCTGCCATTGACTTTAACTCGCCACTCAGGAGTAAAGACTGTCATAGCCCGCCTGTGAGAGTTCCTCGCGCTGTGGCATTTTGTTGAGCATTTTGAATTGCCCTGGTAAATCCATCCTCATCGATGATCGATGGAGCATTAACATTGATGATGACTGGAGTTTCAGGATTGATAATTCCCCTGGCACCTGTACCAGTTTCAGACATCATTCTGAATTCACCTGTGTTTGTTCTAATGCCAGGCAATGTGTTGCCTACTGAATTAGCAATTTTTTCAATTGCATTTGTCTCTTTTGCTAAGGCATCAAGTGCTTTTTGAGTTTGTGCTTTTGTCAATTGACCAGTGTTATATTTGAAAGTGAGAGATTTAACTTCAGCATCAATTTGAGTTAATCGATCAACTGCTTCACTAAGGCTGCCAAATCCACCAAGTGATTTGCTAGTTACACCGCCCCCAGTTGGTGAAGGAGTAAATCCACCGGATAAATCACCGGAAGGAATTTTTATATCTGCGCCGCCGCCTAATGTGGGTACAAATCCTCCGGCTCTTTCGCCGCCTCCGGCATTGATCCCAGTTGCGCCACCTAGTGAAACGCCATCAATTCCAATGTCCTGGCTTTCAAATAACTTGATTGCAGTACCAATTGCGGCAAATACGGCTGCGCCTGTTAATGCTCCCAAAATCGGATTCAGGGCGAACATTCCTGCAACTCCAGCAACTAACGCACTGACTCGAAGGGCATTGTAGGCTTTGATTAAAGTTTGGATCACAGCGATGGTTGCTTGTACAGCAGCAGTGATTTTGGAAACCACAAACACAGTTCCAATTGCAATTGCAACATCTTTGAGCACATCCTTGTATTCAACAAATTTGTCAAATACGCCTCTGACCTTTTGTCCAAACTCTTCCGATTTCTTTTCTGCCAAACTGTATGCAGATGAAAGTGATTTATCTCCAACTAAGCCAGCAATGAAAGCGTTAAGTCTAGGCACACCTTCATTGAGTAACCAATCCCCTAAACGCTCAAATACTGGAAGCAATGCAGCACCAACTGCCTCTTTTGCCTCTTCAATTGCTCTCTGTAATTTCTGGAATTTAACCAGGGCTTCCTCGGATCGTCTTTCGCTAAACTCTCCAAATGTGCCGTTTAGGGTTTCATATAATCTATTGAAATCTTTTGTTTTGATAATGCTTTGATCAATGCCCAGCCCTAGTTTATTTAGAGAAGTATAATTTCCATCGTAGGCTTTTCCGAGTGCATTTGTGACTTGCTCCAATGGAGCAGATGTTGCTGCTGATAAATCTAAAGCAAGATTAAGCAGTGTTTGTGCTTGATCAACATTCTTGGTCGATCTAGCCAATCTTTCAAATGCTGGGCGCAATTCATCATCTGTGATTCCGGTAGCAAGGGAAACTTGAGTGATGAATCTTCCAACTGTTTGAATCTGAGCCTCGGTTGCATTTGTAACTGCTCCGAGAGTTTGTGCAAGTCGGTTTGCTGCTTGCTGATCTTCAGCAGCCGCTTTAGCAAATGCAAGCGATAATGCTCCAACTGCTGCACCAATAGCAAGAAATGATTTGACTACTTTGGCAGATATGTCACCGATTTGTTTGCCAAATGACTCAGTGGCTTTTCCACCTTTGTTTAATGAATCAACTAGGTTTTTTGTGTCACCTAGTATTTTGAGGGCAAGAGTTCTACTGTTGTCAGCCATTAGTCACCTCTTCCCCAAATTTCGAGAATCTGATCAAACTTTTCATTCCATCTGCGGATCAGTTCAGGCTGATTCTTGCGAAGGGTTGGATAGATAAACCATCCTCGCCCGCCCTTACCGAAGCGACCTGAATACTGGGGAAACTGCTTAAACTTTTTGGATCCGAATTCGAAGCCAGCCCATAGTTGGCGAGTGTTACCGCCTCCACTGAAACGCTGACGAGCAAACCCGTACTTAATTTCTCCGATTTTGGAGGTTTTAGAAACTGATCCACCATCGACAATGCGTCTGACGGCAACCGGATTGACATAGCGGGAATATCCAGTTTCTTTGATTTCGCCAAAGATCCATTTTGAAAACTCAAAACCAGTTTCTTGAGCAACCTTTGTCGCCTCATCATCCATCGCTTTGAAAGCCAAAAGAATCTTTCCGAGTTCGCGTTTGTCATAGGCGATTCCTTGTTCGTATGTCACCCATATTCTCCAAAATCTCGGCGGCGGTTAGTATGTCATCGGCATCATCCCAGTATTGCATTGGAATACCAGTCTGGATTGCAAGTTCGACTAGTGTGCGCCTGATGCTTCCTGGGCTGTGGCTTTTGGGCTTGACTCTCCGGCTGTTACATCTGCAACTGTCTCCATCCAAATCTCAAATGATTTGACTGGCTTTCCAGCGTTTTCTCGCTTGTAAGCGTTATACGCTAAAAACATCAGATCCCAAATGCCGATTGCTTCCTGGGCTTTAGCCACAGTATTACCTGTTGCTTTTTCCCACTTAGCAAACTCAGGCGGTTGGGCAATATAAGTTGCTTGCTCGCCTGAGTTGTATTCAATTGTAATTGGTAATTTCATCTCCCGATGCTCCGATCTTAACTAAATGTTTCTGTTGGTGTTCCAACAACTGTCATTGTCCAGGTGTCGGTTAATGCTCCAGGTGCAGCACCGCCAGCGGAAGGAAATACTGGAAGCACTGAGAATGCAAACACTGCACCTGATGCTGCGGTGAATGATACATTCAAAGTTGTATTTGGTGCTGATTCTGCATCAGCCCACATCGCTTCAAATAGGGATCCTGTTGCACCCCAGTCTTGTAGCAATTCAATTGTAAAAGTCCATTGTTTATCTGTGGAACGATATGCGCGACCATCAAGTGTCTGATATGTCTCGATGATGGTTTCGCAAGATAGAGTCGCTGATGTCGCCTGAGCATCGTATGTAGATGAATCAAGGGTGAAGGTGACATCCCGACCAGTGATCACATTGGTTGGCATTTTTCTCCTTAGTTGGTTTGTTCGTAGCGGATGCTGAGACGAATATCATTGACCAAAATCGTTGTGTTTCCAACAGTATTAACTGCGGGCGATTCGACCACTGATAATTCATATCCAGCCGGAAGTGCTTGGACAATTGATTTTGTCAATTCTTCCAAGTTGCCTAAAGCGGCTGAATTGCTGAAATAGGCGACTCCGACTGAGATGATGAAATTTAGTTTGCAGCGAAAAGTGGATCGGGAAATTGTTTCAAATTCCCAATAAGGTGCGCCTGGTACTACTGCGGCAAATGGAACCTGAGGTGTCTCCGGTACAAAATCATAAACATTTGCTGCAACTGATGCGATGGCTGTTTTGATCGCTGCGCGGGTGTCTGCAATTGTTGAGGCTGGCATTATTGTGCAATCGCCTCGACATCAAGATATTGACCAAGCAAACCTGTCACAGATGATAACAATCCGCGCGACATACGAAATGGCGTTACGCTGAAATCGACACCTTCGATTGCTCCACCGCCAGCAGTGCGGTTTTGGAAAACTTGGACTGATACTGATAACACTGCTGACTCAACAGCAGAGTTTCCTACATAAGTTGATGCTCCTGTTAGTGTGGCAGATCCGGCTGGGATCACATTGAAGCGATCTACATCAGCAGCGGTGAGCGCATAAGAAAATTCGGTGTGGTCATCTGAAACGGCTGTGATTGTTTTGGTGCCGTTGAATGTTGCAGATACTCCAGCAATGACTACTGATTGACCGACTGAAAACGGATGATCTCCCTGAGTGAGAATTGTAGCGACATTGTCTGACAATTCAGCGGCAGCGATTGGTGCCTTGTAAGTGACCAGCATTGGAAGGATTACTGATTCTGCTGTGTCCAGGATGTCGTCTAAGTAAGCATCGTTATAGAGGGAAGCAGATACACCAAGAATGCTGCGAAGGGCTGCGGCATTAACGATTGAAGGCATATCTGCTTCCTTTCATACTAGGTGCCAGGCGGCTCGGGAGCAGACCGCCTGACGATTGGTTGAATTAGGCTACTGTTAGATTTCTGAACGCAGTAGCATATTTGCGAGCCAGTGCAACATAACCATAGATGCCCACCTCGACCTCAGCAGTGCTTACGACATTGCTTCGGATTTGGAAAGCAGCGGACTTGTAAAATGTTGCTGCATCGCTTGGATAAACGATACCTTTTATGCCTGAGCCAGTGTCAATGTTTGCATCGACTACCAACTGCAATCCTGCAATTGTTCCAGCGGTTGATCCTTGTGTCATCAAACCTGCTGCGTTTTGTGGTGCAGCAGCAGCGAATAGTGGTCGCTTATTGTCATCGACAGCAGCGAGCAATTCAGCAAAATTGCCAGTGTCAGCAAGGAAACGATTAGGAGTCTTGCGTACGACACCAAATGAATCTGCAATTCCATCAGCAATTGCTGCATAAAGAGTTGCGCCTGAAGATGATCCAGGTGCGGCTAGTGCTTGAGCGAATGCGTAAGCATCAGCCTTTTGTGCCCAAGATGCAGCGAGTTCGCGAAGCAAAACATCAAGATATGCAGGATCGCTTCTCTCTAGCAACTCCACAGAAATTTTGTTTGCGCCACCGATCTTAACCACATCGATTTCGAGACTTGTGATTGTTGTGTCAGTTGAATCTAGTTCAACTGCTTCAGCAGTCTGTGCTGTGGTGGCTTGTGTGCCAAGTACCGGGCGATAAAACTTCATCCCGGTTGCTGGGAGTGTTCCCTGCTCTAATGAATCTGCGAATGGCATTGAAGCATCAATGATGCCAATTACATCTCGGAGATATGTTGGAGGTACTACGCCGATATTCTCAGCGGTTGTTGCAGCATCGAGTGCAGCAACTAGATCGCGGGAATCCTGATCACCCTGTGCAGCGCGTACTTGTGCAAGTGCGTACTGACCAGCAGTTACATTGAGATTAACGCGAGGCTTTGTGTAAAACGCAGCGGTTACTGCTGGCGTTTCATTCTTGGCTGCTTCTGCCGTTTCTTGTGCAGGAGCAGGAACGACAGTGTCAGACACTTGTTCTCCTTCGGTTGGTTTGTCTGATTCAGCGGGTGCTGATTCAGAATCTTCTACTTTTTCGCCTTCACTTGCGGCGACATCAGAAATTCTTGCGCTCGAAATGGCTGGCTCTGTGACTGCGCTGACTTCAATCAATTTGGCAGCATCGATTGTCATAACACCATCATTGTTTTGCCAGGAATCAACTTTGACTCCAACTGACAAACCATCGCGCAATCCTTCTGCGGCTTCTGTCAAATAATCATCGCCCGCGATTGTGCCAGCGATTTTGAATGTTGCCTCAATGCCCTGATCTGTGACTTCTGCTGAAATTAACTTGCCGAGAGGCTTTTCCAAACGATGCTCCCACAATAATTTGACATTCTTGCCAAACTGGATTGAGTTTGGAAGGAAAACTGTGCGACCTGCACTTGTGGATCCCTCTTCATTCCAGGTAACGATGCGACCTGTGACCTGGCGGGTATTTGAATCCGCGGCAGTGATGGTCATTGGCATATTTATCTTCATCGGATCAGATCCTCTTCTTCTCTGATTTGTTCAACCGACATTGCGCCGATTCTGTTTAGGATTTCATAAACCTGCGCGCGCTCTAATGCAGATCCGCGAAGGAAATCATCAAGATCAAATCTGACATCGTATCCACTTGGAATAAATCGACCTGACTGTGAGATTGTTTGTTCAATTGCTGAAAGTATTGGGCGAAGGCTGAAATCAACCAATGCTCTGCGCTCTTGAAGTGTGTTTGAGTATGTCATCGATGTGACTTCGGCAGAAATAAAGTGTGCCGGGATTCCGCAAGCGCGGCTGAGTTCCAGCGCAATGTATTGGCGCGCTTCATTTAACTGCAAATTCTTTGGATCATAACCAATTGTTGAAACATCGATGTCAGCATTGAGAAATGCCGTTGAACGCGATCTGCGAGCGGCTGACCAGGAATCAAGCAATTTGCTAATTCTTTCAGATGTCAAATTTGTGCCATTTGACTTTAACACCATTGAAGGAATTGGCTCTTTAGCAAATGTTTCTGCTGCTTGCTCTAAAGATAATGCTGCGCGAATTGTGCGACCTGCTTTGAATAGCAAGCCATCAGTTAATGCGTAGAATGGAATTATGCTCCCGACTCCCGACATTGGAGCAGGAACATTGTCGATGTAATAACCGATGATCTTTGTTCCGGTTGCATCCAGTTGCGGCGAAATTCTTTCATAAGGAATAAACTGCGCTGCTCTAACTCTTCCATCTTCGGCGTAGGCATCGGTGCATTGCCAAAACGCTGCGCCATATAACCACAAATCCGAAGCGGTGTAAGCATAGACAATTGATCCGGTTGTTGATGGATCAGGTTGATTGATGACTCTTGCTGGCTCAATGTGTGCGCCTGTTGATTTTTGATATTGCTCAAGTGGCAGCGATCCGATTGTTCCGCAAATTATTGAGTGAGCGCGTTGAATTGTCGGGATCGACATAGCCTGACCGCGAGTTGCAGTCATTCCTGCGCCTACATTGTTTAATAAAGTTTCGGAAACTGTAAAAGGTCGAAGTGCGGCATCCACATCAGACTGATTTGCCGGATATGTCTTACCTGTTAGGAAATCGGTAATTTTGCCCATTATGTCCGATTATAGGGCACCTACCATCTAAACGGCAACAATGTCAATCTCTGTTTCAGGGCGAGTCGCGAAATGAGTTGCAAGTGCTGCTGCAACTGCTGCCGCAATTACTGCTTGACTGATTTTTCTTCCCATAACCCAGGATCCATCTCCATAGGGCAATTTAACTGCTGACAGACATTGTTTTGTAAATTCTTCCTGACCTGAATGTGCCAATCGCTGTGAAGAAATCGCACCCAGGAATTCATCGCAAGCCTGGGCATATTCGGCTCCATCAATAGGCTCGACTGCGATTCCAGCAGGTTTTAATCTTGCAGCGATTGCTGAAGCAGTGCGAGTTGAATAGGCGACCAATTGGACTGGATATTTGCGTACCCAATCAGCCACATCATTGGCAATTGACTTATCATCAAGATTTATGCTGTTGCTCCAGGTTTGAAGCAATTGCACCTGGAATCGATCTCCCTCTAATCGCTGTGCAGCAATCAATGCACCTTGTTTGCGATCAGGGGTGAGATCGATAGCCAGCCAAGTGTCACCTGACGGATCCAATCGCAGTTTGTCAATCCGGCAAGCCTCCCACAAACTCGGATTAACTACTGGATTTATGGTATCGACTTGGATACACAAAATCTCTGTTTTAACGATATCTTCGGGATCTGACAAAACTGCTTCGATGTTTCGCTGGCTGATTGTGTAACCAAGTGAAGGATTTGCCTGAGCGACACCAAACCAAAACTCTGGACTATTATCAAATTTGATTGCTGGATCTGCTGACCATTCAAACCAACCAATATCATCTTTGACACCCATTGTTGAAGCAATGGCGCGCTCCCTAAGTTTGTTCAGCACAATGCTTGATTTGTCACCCATATTTGAATAGATCCAGGTTTGAGGATTTGGGGATGCCATTTGGGTATATCTCAAGGCTGCCCAGGTTTCCTCTTCTCGATATTCTCGGACTTCATCTAAATGGATCGTTTCAGGTGCAGCAATTCCTCGACCTGCCGAATTATTTGCCCTGACGATATATCTGCGCCCTTCAGTAAATTGCAATTCCTGAAAACCCTTGCTTTCAAGTTTTTTCACAAAATCCTTTTTCAATTCCGGCACTTGCTCAATAATCGAATTGATTTTGTAAAAGACTTCTGAGGATGTGGTGAGTTTGTGGGCAGTATGGACTTGCAGTTTTTGCTTTGATTCGTAGATCCTCCACAGTATTTGTAACGCCATTAGCGTACTTTTGCCATTTTGTCGAGCAGTAATCACACCCACTATTGGATGCACAAATGTGCCATCCGGGTGAATCTTCAAACTGTGGTGAGCCAGCCATTGCTGCCAGGGCAGCAGCGGGTACCCGATTCGATCACAAAAGTCAATGAACTGACCACCCAGGGATGCAAAATCATTGAGCGGAGTGTGAATTCTAGGTTTTGTCACACCTCCTAAATCCGAATGATCCCGAATCTTGGCGATCTCAGCCGATTGAACTGGTTTGGTCACTGATTCTCCTGATAATGGACATTTCGGTTGTTTTCGGGAAAAAACGGAACAA